ACACTAGGGACCGAAACCCCCTATTTCAATCCCTATTATAATTTCCACCCTTTTCCACCCTTTTCCACCCTTTTCCTTCATTCGCCCCTATTTCAATCCCCCCATATATAAATTGCACCTGCGATTCTTAGTGTTGCACCTGCAATTCTTAGTGTTGCACCTATTACCCCAATGCCTTAGACTGCGCGAAACCGGTATTGGATACCTGCGGCATGTCAGTAGTTCAGATAGACCCCACCAAAAAACATCCTGTCCCCTATGACTTAGTAGAGGAAAAGCCCACGACCCGCATAAAAGAGGTTGAAGTGGCTGGTAATACAGCAGAGTTACAAGAAGCTCTAGGTGCATCCCTTGAAGTTACAGAAGAAGATGCGGCGCGAGAAAAACAACTCCTGCAAGCAGTAGCCGAACGAACCAAGTCAGCAAATTTGACCCACCCACCCACTGCTTTTGCAGCAGCATCCTTCCTGCGTATGTACGGCCAGCAATTGGCTATGGACGCAGCAGAAGCACGCTCCGCTATTACTAACAAACTTATGGAAATTGCTAACTGTGGCGACCCTCGCTTTGAACTTAAAGCATTGGAATTGTTAGGAAAGCACAGCGATGTGGGTATATTTACCGAGCGTAGTGAGCTAACGATTAACTACAAGAACCCAGAAGATTTAGAGAAAGCAATTAAAGATAGAGTGAAGAATCTCCTTAACGCTACTGTGGTAGACGTAGCACCTATGGACCAGCGCTTAGACGATACGCTAGGTGAAGAAGGAGAAGAGGAAGAGTTGGATGTCTGAAGAGTCGCCGTTTGATGACATAACACTCAAGGATATTCCATCAGTACTACCCATGCTGTCTATGGTGGAGCAAGAAAAGCTACTGGCCGAGCTTGAACAACTAAACAAGCTTAAGCAGCGAAAGAAAGCCCAGACTAGATTTATAGATTTTGTAGTCCAGATGTGGCCTACATTCATTAGCGGAAAACACCATGGTAGGATGGCTGAAGCGTTTGAGCGAGTGGCTCGTGGGGATTGTAAGCGCCTCATTATTAATATGCCTCCTCGTCACACTAAGTCTGAGTTTGCTTCCTATCTTTTGCCTGCATGGTTTTTGGGTCAGTATCCGCACAAAAAAGTTATTCAGACCTCGCACACCGCCGAGCTTGCGGTAGGTTTTGGTCGTAAGGTTCGTAACTTAGTAGACCAAGATGGCTACCGCAGTGTGTTCCCTGAGTTGAGTTTGCAGAGTGACTCTAAGGCAGCGGGACGCTGGAACACCAGTAAGGGCGGGGACTACTTCGCTATTGGTGTAGGCGGAGCGGTTACTGGTAAGGGCGCGGACTTGCTCATTATCGACGACCCGCACTCAGAACAAGAAGCGGCGCTGGCTGAGATAAATCCTGACGTATACGACAAGACTTACGAGTGGTACACGTCAGGGCCACGGCAAAGATTACAGCCGGGTGGGGCTATCGTCATTGTAATGACGCGGTGGTCAAAGCGCGACCTGACTGCAAAAGTGCTGAAGGCAGCGGCAGAGCGGGGCGGGGATGAGTGGGAGGTTATTGAGTTCCCCGCGTTGATGCCCAGTGGTGTACCAGTGTGGCCTGAGTTCTGGTCACGAGAGGAGTTGCATGTACTAAAGCAGGAACTGCCAAACTCCAAGTGGATGGCGCAGTACCAGCAAAACCCGACATCAGACACTTCAGCTATTATTAAACGGGAGTGGTGGAAGGTATGGGAAGAGGACGAACCGCCCCCGTGTGATTATATATTGATGGCGTGGGACACGGCGTTTGAGAAGAACAGCCGCGCGGACTATTCGGCACTAACAACGTGGGGTGTGTTCTACCACCCTGACGACGCGGGTATGCAGCAAGCCAACATCATAATGTTGAACGCCTTTAGAGAACGGATGGAGTTCCCAAGGTTAAAGAAAGTGGCGATAGAGCAGTACGACAGTTGGGAGCCAGACTCTATAATTGTAGAGAAGAAGGCATCTGGCGCACCGTTGATATACGAGATGCGAGCTATGGGGATACCGGTGCAGGAGTTTACGCCAACACGGGGCAACGACAAGATAACGCGGCTTAATGCCGTGTCTGACCTATTTGCTTCTGGTATGGTGTGGGTTCCAAACCGCCCATGGGCGGAAGAGGTTATTGATGAGGTGGCAAGTTTCCCGTCAGGGGAGCATGACGACTATGTGGACTCTGTATCGCTGGCACTAATGCGGTATAGAAAAGGCGGCTTTATACGGCTGCCATCAGACCAAGAAGATGAAGTCCAATACTTTAAGCAGCGCAGAGGCGGGTACTACTAATGGCTATTGAAAAAAGTTTATTTACAGCCCCACTGGGCGAAGGTGTTGACGTGGTGGAGGCTATAGAGATTGAGATAGAACCAGAGATTGTATCTCTGGAAGACGGCAGTGTAGAGATTACGCTTGTACCTGACACAGTAGACATGGAATTAGCAGATGCGCCGTTTGATGCAAACCTTGCAGAATATATGGACGACGGCGAACTAAACGAGCTGTCTGGAGACTTAGTAGGTTTAGTAGATAGTGACATACAAGCTCGACGTGATTGGGCTGAGACATATGTAAAAGGTTTAGAAGTTCTAGGGTTTAGTTACGAGGACCGAACTGAGCCGTGGGAAAATGCCTGTGGTGTGTACAGCACAGTTCTAGCAGAAGCAGCCATCCGTTTTCAAGCGGAAGCTATGAGTGAGACGTTCCCAGCTGCTGGCCCGGTCAGAACGCAAATACTAGGCGAAATAACACGCGAGAAAGAAGACGCAGCATCCCGTGTTAAGACAGACATGAACTACGAGCTGACGGACGTGATGACTGAGTACCGCCCCGAGCACGAGCGTATGCTCTACAGCCTAGGATTAGCCGGTTCAGCCTTTAAAAAAGTTTACTTTGATCCAAGCCTAGATAGGCAAATCGCTGTTTACATACCAGCCGAGGACATGATTGTTCCTTATGGCGCATCCACCTTAGAGCAGGCCGAGCGCGTTACGCACGTTATGCGCAAGACTAAGAATGAGATGGTAAAGCTACAGGCAGCTGGGTTTTACCGAGAGGTAGAGCTGGGCGATCCTGTTTCATTCACCTCAGACATTGAAGAAGCAAAGGCAGAGCAGTCAGGCATTTCGATTTCTTCCGATGATCGGTACGCGGTGTACGAAATCCATGCAGATATGGTTATAGATGGGGCAGAAGCAAGTGAACTTGAAGACGAAAACGAAGAAGTACTACAAGTAGCCAAACCGTACGTAATTACTGTAGAAAAAGGCACAGGGACAGTGCTGGCTGTGCGTAGGAACTGGAATCCTGACGATCCGTTGCAGCTAAAGCGTCAACATTTTGTCCATTATGTCTACGTTCCGGGGTTTGGCTTCTATGGACTAGGGCTAATCCACATTATTGGGGGCTATGCACGCGCTGGTACGTCCCTAATCCGCCAATTAGTTGACGCAGGCACGCTTTCTAACCTACCGGGCGGCTTAAAATCACGCGGGATGCGGGTAACTACGGGCGATACGCCCATAGGACCGGGTGAATTCCGAGATGTTGACGTACCTAGTGGGTCAATACGGGACAATATCCTGCCGTTACCCTATAAAGAGCCTAGTCAGACACTATTAGCTCTATTGGACAAGATCACTGAAGAAGGCCGTAGATTAGGCGCTATATCAGACATGAACATCTCCGATATGAGTGCAAATGCACCTGTCGGCACCACATTAGCTCTACTTGAGCGTACTTTAAAGCCAATGGCAGCGGTGCAATCCCGTGTTCACTACGCCATGAAGCAGGAGTTTAAGTTGCTTCGGGCGATTATGTCTGAGTATGCACCCGTAGAATATATGTACATGCCTGATCGTGGGGAACCTCGTGCTCGACAAGACGACTATGCCACGGTGGAAGTAATTCCTGTCAGTGATCCTAATAGCAGTACGATGGCACAGCGCGTTGTGCAGTATCAAACTGTTATGCAAATGGCACAGGCTGCCCCACAGATATATGACCTACCACAACTTCATCGCCAGATGATTGAGGTCATAGGAATTAAGAACGCGGACAAACTTGTACCTACTGATGACGATATGACTCCGGTTGATCCCGTTAGCGAGAATATGGATGCGCTTACTAGCTCACCAATAAAAGCTTTTATGTATCAAGATCATCAGGCTCATATTTCCGCTCACCAGGCTTTTATACAAGACCCAATGATTGCTCAAACTATTGGGCAGAATCCTTTAGCCAATCAAATTATGGGGGAGTTACAAGCCCACATAGCAGAGCATACAGCCTTCCTATACCGAAGACAGATAGAGGAACGCATAGGGGCTCCACTACCGCCACCTAATGAGGAACTTTCAGAAGAAACAGAAATACAACTTGCTCAGTTGCAGGCAACGGCGGCTATCCAACTTACGCAAGCGCATACGCAACAACAGGCTCAAGAGCAAGCCGAGGAACAAGCTCAAGATCCAATTATGCAAATGCGCCAAGAAGAACTTCGTTTGAAAGGGGAAGAGCAAGAACGTAAATCTTTGAAAGATGCGGCAGATGTTGCTATTGACCAAGCACGTTTAGATTTAGACAAGGAAAAAGCAAACTCTACAGCAGTGTTGGAAGCCAACCGAATAGCTTCGCAGAACCAGCAGTCTGAAGCTAAGAATGACGTGGCCGAGGCTAAGGTTATGCTAGATACCATGAAGGCTAGAGCCGAATCGGAACGAGATAGGGACGAAGCTAACCGCGATAACCGGGAGGACAGGTAATATGGAAAACGCTAAACACTACAAAAGAAATGGAACTTTGTTTACAGGTAATTCACACAAGATGGCTGATGGCACTTTGCACAGTGGTAAAACTCATACTAAAGGTAGTGTGAAGTTATTCCACTTAAAAGACTTGTCTGCTACGGCAAAGAAGAAAGCTAAGTAAGAGAACAGATAACATTAACCTTAAAACCACAGGAGTTAGAACCCTATGAAAGATACTAAACGGTATGACCCATCCGCCCCAGATGCCACAGATATAGGTGTTATGGAGGTAGCCTGCGAAGTGGCAGAAAAAGCAGTAATAGAAGCAATCTGGCGCACTAGCCGTATGGCAGGAGTCTCACCAGATGCTAACGAGGCAATGAAATTTTCTCAGGCAGCGTTAAACCTTGCTCACACACTAGCAAGCCTAGATCGTATAGGGGAAAGAAACTAATGGCTACAACCGTCTTTGACGTGCTAAACGAAAAACTTACAGAGCAGAAACGCTCTAGCGAAGAATTCTTAACTTCGGGGAGTCCCAAAGACTTTGCGGGGTACAAGGAGGTGTGTGGTGTGATTCAAGGTCTAAACATTGCACTTAGAGAAGTAGGTGACCTTTCGCGTAACTACATGGAAGACAACGATGACTGAAATGACAGCTTTAGAGCTGAAGCGCCAAGAGAAGATAGAAACGGAGGAGCTAACGCGGGAAGTATCACAAGAGGAAATGGAAGCACTTATTCCTAAGCCTGTTGGATACAGAGTGTTAATAGCCCTTCCGAATATAGAAGAGACGTTTTCAGGTGGTATTGTGAAAGCAGCTAAAACTCTCCATGAGGAGTACATCCTATCTACGATAGGGGTTGTGCTAGACATGGGGGAGCAAGCGTACTCGGATAAGGAACGATTCCCTACTGGTCCTTGGTGTAAAGCCGGAGACTTTGTAATGTTTCGAGCCAATACGGGTACACGTTTTAAAGTGGGTGCTCAGGAGTATCGTCTGATGAATGACGATTCAATTGAAGCGGTTGTTAATGATCCGAGTGCAATTACTCGCGCAAACTGAGGGATAAATTATGCCGATGGAACAAGTGGAATATAAATTTCCAGACCCTGATAAGGTAGAAGAGGGTGGCACGGAAATAGAAGTGGAAGGCAACGAAACGGAGTTTGTGTTAGAAGTTGAGGGGGCTGTAGGGCGGGAGCAAATGAAAAAACCTGGAGCCGAAACCGTCGAGCAAACAGACTTTGAGATTGAAGTAGTTGATGATACACCTGAAAAAGATAGGGGGAAGACACCTTCTAACTTTAAAGAAGCCGATGATGCAGAATTAGAAACTTATTCTAAGTCTGTAAAAAAACGTATTGGGCAACTAAATAAAGCTATACACGATGAACGCCGCGCCAAGGAATCAGCGGAAAGAGAACGTGAAGAGCTAGCCAATATTGCTCGGCCTCTTTTTGAAGAGAATCAAAAACTAAAAGGCACGGTGGAAAAAAGTCACAATACTCTTATTGAGCAAGCAAAGCTTACAGTTAAAGCGGAAGTAGAAGTTGCTAAGCGGCAATACAAATCTGCATACGAGTCAGGTGATGCGGATGCGATAGTACAAGCTCAGGAAGCAATGACAACTGCTAAAATACGCGCTGATAGAGTAGGTAACTTTAAACCCAATACTTTACAACCAACTGAAAATAATATAAAAGTACCTGACAGTTCCCCTAAAAGTATTCCGCAACGCGACCAACGTGCAGATGCTTGGGCCAAGGATAACTCTTGGTTTGGTTCGGACGATGAAATGACAGCGTTCGCTTTAGGATTAGATACCAAACTAAAGAAAGACGGGATAGACCCGCGATCCGATAAATACTATGAGAGGATTAACTCTCGTATGCGCGAACTCTTCCCAGAGCAATTTGACGATGGGGTAGAGGACGAAACAGTAGGACGTAAGAAAAAATCGAGCAATGTGGTTGCACCCGCTACGCGGAGCACGTCACCCCGAAAGGTGACATTATCGCAAACACAAGTAGCTCTTGCGAAACGACTAGGCGTTTCCCTAGAAGATTACGCTAAAC